ATTACCCATAATTGTTTCTCTTAAAGATGTTTTTGAAACTTCTGGAGCTTTTACTGTTTCTATAGTGTGTTCTACTATTGTTGGTTTAGCTTCATCACGTAAATCTTCTTTAAGTGTTTTAATTTCTCTGCGTAACGCATAATCGATTTCTTCTCTAACTACTTTTCTAATTAGGTTTTCAAAAGTTTTTGCTTTCATCATTTATTGTATTGTTTATTATAAATATAACTAATTTATTCTCTATAACGCTTATATCCAATCATTCTAAAATTAGCGTTATATAGTTTTTCTATTACTTCAGGTCCTTGGGCATTTATTATGTTAGATACTGTTTGGTTGAAAGATCCTTCACTTAAATCTATGATTATTTTAACTACATCTTCTTCTATATAGTCTATATTTTCATCCCATTCTGGTGTATTATCTTCAGGAACTTCATCTACATTTATTGCTCTTAATAAATTCCACTCTTCTAAACTTATTTCAGGATAATTATTTAAATTGTTTTTAAGGGCTGCGTAATATTTTATTAGATAATTTCCTGTTGTTTCATCTGGTGGTGGACCTGTTACTATCATTGCTTGATCTGCAATTTGGTAATTTTGAGAAGATAACCATTGATTAGGTTCAGAAGGTATAACTTTTGATATTTCATTTGAAACTTCATACCAATCATCTATATTTGTTGGGGGAAATTGATTGATATTATCCGTTATAGCTTCATATATTTTTATACGATAATGATTGTCTAAATTATCATTACAATCTGCTAACCATTCTATGTAAGCTATTTCTACTGAAGCTTCAGTTTGTTTCATTAAAAGCACTATATCATTTAAAGCACCCACAGCAGGATTTACTTTATCAATAAGTCCAGTTAATTTTTGGATTTGTACTCTTAATATTGATGGAATATTAAATATATTTGCTTCCATTAAAACAATTAAAGATTCTGCAGCTTTTAACTTATCATTAGCTTTAATTGCAAATCCTGGTGAGATTAAGGTTCCACCTGTGGGAGGTGGAGCCGAAACGAGTCCTATTCCACCAATTACAAATTTCACTCCACTTATAACTTGTGCAGCTATGTCTATAGGTGTCTTTAATTCATCTAAAATACTTAAAATTTTATCAGCTTTAATTTTTAATTTGTCAATAGTTTTAAGACTTTTATCTACTTTTGATTTAACACCATTTATTATTTTATATATTTTTTGTAGATTTTCTTTAAGTGCATTATAAGTTGATGTTACCTGTGGTTCATACAAACAACCATATTGTAGTATTAATTTTATTGCTTCCTGTTTTGTTGGGACTTTTTGTATAATTTGTGTTTGTAAGTCTTCTATTGTTCCCTCTATTTGGGTTCTTATGTTTGTTTCTAATTCTCCCATTTGATTTCTTACAGTACCCATTATGTCTGATACAGCTGTATCTATAGAAAGTCCTCCCTTTGGTAGTTGGGGAGGTTTAACAGGGGGAAGTGTAGGTGGAGTAATTTCTATACTAAAATCTAAATCTACAGGTTTATGGTCGGGAGTATGTGGCATTTTAAACTAATTTTACTTTTTTACTTTTAATGTCTTTTAATCTGCCTTCACTTTTTAAAGTTTGAATAGTATTAAGAAAACTACTTATGTCATTTGGTCCGGGAGCAGATAACCCCAATATAGGAACTGTTACTTTATATTCTGCTGCTAAAAATAAAACTAAATCTTGAATTAAATTTAACATATCTTGTAAGTAAATTCCTGTTTTATCACCTAATAAAGCTGGTTCCGTAGGAGGTTTTTTACTTCCATTTTTACCTTTTAATCCTAAATATATTTCATTTTTAGAATTAACTACAAACAATCCTTCATTGTCAAAGTTCATAGTTCCTTGACTGTTTAAATTTATTGATTTATCTGCGTATATTAAGACAGAGTCATTTTTAGCATTAAATAATATTCTGTCTGAATTTAATATTATTTGTTTACCTTGATAAGCATTCGGTTGTGCGGGTTTATAATTTGGATCGTATGCCATAGTTTATATTATTAATTCCATGATGAAGGTATATATTTTGTCCAAAAATCTCCTGTAGGTGCCTGATAAGTTTTATTAGTTAAATAATTATAAGCAAAACCAAAAACGTTATTAGGTTTACCTGTACTTCTCATAACAAAAGTTGGACGTTTTCCTGCTGGATCATTAGGTCCTGCCTTTTTGGAGGTATTTCTTGCAGCTGCATTTCCCTGAGATATACTTAAAAAATCTGTTCTACCTTGAACTAAATTAGCTGCCTTTTGTTGGTTAGAAGAATCTTTAATTTGATTCCATACTCCTTTAAGTTTTCCTTCAATTTTAGAAGTACTATAATTTACATTTTTCTTTTTTGTATAATGAGCGTTACAAGCAGCTACAGCTGTGCTTAAACTATTTATAGCTTTCCAAGTTGAATGGGTTTTCATATCATTTGGACCCCCATTACCCCTATTAAAAGCAGGTTCAAAAGAACCATTATTTTTTATAACTGAAGCTATACCATTACTATATCCAGAAGCTTTTGATCTATTATATATAGCTTGGGCTACATCAGCTCTTCCCAATGTATCACTGTCTTCAAATAAACATATAGATATTAAAGACCAAAAATCAGCTGCCCCTCCTGTAACTGCAGGGCCTGAAGTTGGTGGAGGACCTGATGGATTTCCATCTCCCCCCTCTAATCTATCAGCTATCTGTTCTGATGGGGTTCGTGCGACATAATTTTCATCGTCGGGTACAGGAGCTATATATTCAGTTGTAAATGCTTCTGTTGTTGCACAAGTAAATACAACATCTTCTACAGTAAAATGATCTGCTGCCACTACTCCAGACTCTACTACCATTTCGTTGTAAAAACTTAATCCATCTTCGGTTTCATCTTGGTTTTCTATCAATTCAGTGTCTGTTGGGACAGGAGGAGTAAACTCGGGAAGTGGTTCTGTATTTGGATTTACTCCAGTGGGTCCTACAGCAGTATTTACAAATGTATTATCCTGAACTTCGGGTTGATTAGCAATTAGATAATCCAGATCATCAGCTGATAATAGGGGATTTGAATCAAACGATTCGGGAAAATAAGAATCTTGACTTACAGTAGGTGGACTAGCTGTAGTTGTTCCTGCCACTTGGAAATCTATTAATTTTTGATTAGAACACATGTAAATAGAAGAATGATCACCATTTATGTCTTCTAAATAATCTTCTAAAGTAGAATCACTTTCATTTAAATCTACTTTTTGTCCATTTCTAATTATAGTTATAGGATCTCCTATTTGAGCTTTTGTTTTGTCTGATGTATCTTCTCCATCTATACTACCAATCGACCATGGATTAGGAAAAGATTGTTCTTCTATTGGTTTATCTATGTTAAAAGGAGTGGTTGCACCAAATCTTATTGAATTACCAAACCTACCTTCTATAATATAATCTCCTTCAAATGGTATTAATCTATTTATATCTTTATCTATAAAATACTCTCCTAGGGGGAATGTAGGTGTTGGGTTTTTTACTGCTTTACTTGGTGAACCATCTTGGGCTTTTTGCCTTAATTCTTCATCAGATGCACTATTACCTAATTTATATTTAAAAGGAAATGCATTGTGAGAAGATTGGTTATGTATTCTTATAGGAGGGTAATAGTAATTTTGGTTTTTATGATGCTCATCTCTTTGAGTAACAGGTTTATTAGATACAGTTTTAACTACTAATACTAGTTCCCCAATTAATGGAAAAAATTGATTATTAGAAGTTATAGGTAGAGCAGAATTATTTAGATTAAGTGAGGGTTCACCAACACGTTCATTAGAAACTGAATTAGCATCTTCATAAAATATTCTACCTATGGATTGTAATCCTTCGAAAGCTACATGTGATGCATCATATATAACAGACACAACTCTTTTAGCTTGTGTTCCACTAACTTTATTTAAACCTAAACCTGCGGCCCCTGTTGAGCCTTCCGTTGGCATTCCCCCCATGATCTTACTCTTTTAGTTGTTCTATTTGTTTTGGTTCTTCAACTGTTTTTGCTATTTCTTCAGTTAATTCTTGAAGTTGAGCCATTTCATCATCAGTTAATAGTCCACTATCTCCACCCGAAACAGATGCTGTTGACAAACGTTGTACAATAGCTGCCATTTTTATTAGTTGGTCATCATTTTTAACACTAATTTCCATATATTCCTTAATTAAGGGAACTACAACTGTAGCATCACCTAAAGATTGGACTAATGGACGTAATTCTGCAATTAAAGAGGCAAGTTGTTTGGCTTTTTTCTTTTGATTACCGTGAATTTCTTTTAATAAATCCGAAAAAGAAGTGTCGTCAAATATTAATTGGTTTAATGGATCCATATTATTTTATTATAAATATGAAGTTTTTAAACTCTTATATACCCTGTTTTATCAAATTCAATATATAATTCCTTATATAATTTTTTTAATTTTTTAGTTACTTTAGTAATAACGGGAGTATCTACATCTGTTATTTCTCTTATATAAATGTATAGGGCTTTTTTATTAAATATTTCTAAATTTTCTCTACGCTTAAAAAGAGTATTAATAGCATCACATACTTTTCTATCTTTATCTTTTTTAAACATAGTAAACATATGTTCATCTACATATTCAGTGAAACAATCTATAAAATCTTTTAATTCTTTTTTTCGTCCATCTCTACCTAACTGATGTAAAACATTATCATCTTCATCTGCTTTTAAGACATCTACTTTTTGTTTTTTCTTTTTATAATTGTTATTATTATATAAGATAAGATAATTTTTACCTACAATTGAAAAATAACTAAAAGCCTTTGTACCTCTTTCAGGTTTAAAATAATCTAATTTTTCTAAAAGAAAACAAATTACTTCATGTTTTAAGTCTTCTAAATCATCTACTTCTGTATAGTAAAACTTAAATGTATGTATTAGATTTTCCGCTAATTTATAAAAAGGATAATGTATTCTTCTTGCAAATATATTGTCTCTTTCATCTTGATTTGAAGATGCTAAATATTCTTTTATAGCTAAATCGGTATCAGGTGTGAAATATTGTTTCTTAGTTCTTTTTCTTCCTCGTTTTTTAGGACCTAGTTGGGGGGTATTAATAACTACTGGTTCTGGGGGAGGAACAGGGGCATACTTAAGTTTATTTGACATGTGGTTTTTACTAATTTTTTATTTAAGGGTAAACTCGTTTAAAGCTTCTTGTATTTTTTCTACTTCTTTAAAGAAAAAACCAATTTCATCATCAGCATAGAATGAACCCTTATCATCTAATTGTTTTAATCTTACACCACAAGCTTGAATTGCTTCACTTTGTGTGGTAATAAAATCTTCTAATCGTTCATTTTTTACTATTAAATTTTTAATAATAAATAAAGAAGCAGTTATTATTACTGCCAATATAATACTAAGTGTAATTATAATCATAATTAATCTTTAAAAAACGAATCAATTACACCTAATGTTGCTTTTGATAAGTTTGGGTTGTTTGATGCGTTAATTTTTTTAGCTGTTCTTAAGGTTTTATCACCTTTTGAAGCATTAGCTGGTTTTGACTTTGGATTATCTTGATTATCCCACAACTCAAATTCAATTTGAGCAGCCATATGATCTGCTTGGTGCATTAATAATGGTAAATGTGTTCTTAATCTAGTTTCTTTTTGACCAGACATAAAGTAAAACTTATTTGACTCATCATACAAACCATCATGAATTTTAATTGTAATAAATTCGTTTTGAGTTATTTTACAACCAATTTCCTGTAAGATAAATAATGAACGTTCAGGGACTTTCATTGCTGGAATGTCAGTGTTAAACTTATACATTTGACCTAATTTATCCATATGCCATTGTGAATCGTTTGGCTGATAATATTCTCCTTCTTGTTGTCCCAT